GTTAGGATTAACAATGGCTAAAAGCCTTATTAACAAGTTGGTTGAAAAACCAAAGAAGAGTGAAGAGAATTTAATTGATAGCCAGGCTATTGTTGACAAAATTAAAGAAGGATATGCCTTACAAAGGAAAGCATCTTTTAAGAAAAGAGATAGCTTTACTCCATCAACACTAACCTATGGTGCAGGTAAGTGTCCTAGATTTTGGTACTTATGGTTTGAAGGAAATGAATCAGATGTAAAGACAGACTGGTACTCAGTTGCAAATATGGATAGCGGTACAGACCGTCATGGTCGTATTGAAAAAGCCATGGAGTCTGCTGGTATTCTAGTTACCAATGAAGAGCGTTTATCATATCAAGACCCACCCATTTCTGGCAGAACAGATGCAATTATTAAGTGGAATGATATGGATATTCTTACTGAAATTAAAACACTTAACGAAGATTCTTTTCATTATTTAAATGTTAAGGGTGAAGCAAGAAAGTATCATGTTGAGCAACTTTTAATTTACATGAAGATTCTTAAAAAGAGTTTTGCTTTCCTTGTTTATGAATCAAAGAATAGCCATGAGCTATCAATGTTTCCTATTAAGTTAAATGAGCATTATAAAAATTTTATTAACTACTTTTTTGATTGGATGCGAGAAGTAAAGAAAGCATCCGATGACGGTCTTCTTCCAGAAAATCCATATCGCTCAAACTCAAAAGTTTGCAAAGGTTGTGATTTCGAAACAGTTTGTCGTACAAAGCCAAAGGGTGACATAAAGATAGCACCAAGGAAAGATCTTGAGTAAATTTTGTAAACTATGCGATAATCATTTTGAAAGCAATAATAAGAATCAAATATATTGCTCACCTGAGTGCAGGGCAACTGCAACAAAGGAAAAGATTATGCAAAGATACAAAGTTTCGAAAGTTAAATCTCGTGCTACTAAGTCAAGAAAATGTGCTGGAGGATGCGGTATAGAAATTAGTATCTATAATGATATTGGATTCTGCAACATTTGTATGATGAGCAAAAGAAAGCTTGATCAAACTTTAAAAGATATAAAAGGATTTTTTGATTATGAGCAAAAATAGTTGGAAAGATATTGGTAAGCCAAAAAGATTTATTTCAATAGATGCTTCTTCTACTTCTGCTGCCTTTGCAATATTTGAAAATAATGAATTAATAAAGTTTGGAAAAATTAATTTTACTGGAAATGATCATTATAAAAAAGCTGGAGATGCTTGTAAAAAACTTACTCCATTGTTTAAAGATTTTAATTTTGAAGTAGTTGTAATTGAAAACACTATTTTTGCAAACTCTCCAAAAACATCAATGCAGTTGGCACTTGCACAAGGTGCTATTGTTAGTGCAGCATACTTAAATGGTGTTAAAGATATATATCCATGTGTACCAGTTGCTTGGCAAAATTGGATTGGCAACAAGGTTTTAACAAAAGATGAAAAATCTGAACTAAGAAAAGAAACTCCTGGAAAATCAGAGTCCTGGTATAAGGGAAAAGAAAGAGAGTTTAGAAAAAATAGAACTATTAGACTTGTTAACATAGAATTTATGACTGATGTAAGTGACAATGATGTTGCAGACGCTATTGCCATTGGATGGTATGCAACAAATAACTGGAATAAAATAAGTAAACTTGACTTATAAAGGATATAATGATATTATGAAAATGTATACTAATGAAAATTGGTTAAGAAAAAGATTCTTAATGGATAAAAAATCTCCAGAAGATATTGCAAAAGAGTGTGGTGTATCTGTTGAAACTATTTATGTATACCTTGGAAAATTTGGATTAAGAAAAAGCAGGAGAAAATAGTGGCTGAATACCCATCAGAAGCATTCTTTGTAAATAAGAATGAAGATAAAATTAAAAAAATTCTTGAACTCTCTAAAACTGCTCCAGCTGGATATAACATTCTTGCTTCCTGCCTAGAAATTACAGAAATGTTGCTAGAAAAAAATGTAGCATATGGAAACTCTGCTCTTAATCCTATTCGTATCTTTAGTGATGCAGATGATATGGAACAACTTAATGTTCGTATTGATGACAAGTTAAATAGAATTAAGAATAAAAAACTTTATGCTGGAGATAACGATGAAGACGATTTAATTGGATATCTATTGCTAAAAAAGGCTAAAAAACGTGGCTAAAAGAAAAATTACTTATACAGACCGATTTGAAAGAAAGTTTTCAATGGTTACTGAAACTGGTCATGAAGTTAATAAGGGTGATCTTATTAAGATTATTGGAGAACATGGGGCTACCTTTAAGTTTCAATGTCTAGTCAAAAATCCTGAAAATGGTGTAGAATGGATAGACTGCTTTCAAATGTTGAAGGATATGTCTGGACCAACTAGGTCTTTCTATCCCGATAGAGTTAAAGCAGTAAAGAAGAGAGGTAAGCGTGTCAAGCGAAGCAGCGTTAGTTAATCATTTAGACCTTGTTAATAAGGTTGCATCGGAGTACCTAAAAGGTTTAGATGCTTCAGAGATTTCAAAATCATTAGACATTCCAAGAACAAAGGTTACTGAACTCCTTACTGACTGGAGAGTAATGGCTGCTAACAACCAAGCAATTCACGCTCGTGCAAAAGAAGCACTTGCTGGTGCAGATCAGCATTTTTCGTCACTTATTAAAAAAGCATATGAAGTTATTGACTCTGCAGATACTACTGCAAACTTAACAGCAAAAACTACATCAATTAAACTTATTGCTGATATTGAAAGTAAAAGACTTGAAATGTTACAAAAAGCAGGGTTGCTTGATAATCAAGAGCTTGCTGATGAACTTTTAGAAACAGAAAGAAAACAAGAAATACTTATAGGCATTCTTAAAGAAGTCACTTCATCCTGCGAATCTTGTAGACCAAAAGTTTTAACAAAACTTTCTCAAGTTAATGAGGGTGGGGTAGTTGTAATTGACAATTGATATTAGTGATTTTATGGAGGCTCTTGATGAGTCACCATTTTCAGAAACCCCAGTTGACGTTGTAACATTTGTTACAGGTGAAAAGTATTTAAATCAACCAGACTTGTCAGAGTATCAATATACTCTTGTTGAATGTATGAGTCAAATTTATCAAGAAAAAGATATTATTAGATATATGGGCGAAGAAGCTGGTAAGGAGCATTATAAAAAATATACTAAAAGTGAAATTATTATGCAACTTGGAAAAGGTAGTGGAAAAGACTACACCTCTACAGTTGGATGTTCTTATTTAGTTTATAAATTATTATGTTTAAAAGATCCTTCAAGGTATTTTGGCAAACCATCTAACGATGCAATTGATATTATGAATGTTGCTATTAATGCCCAGCAAGCAAAGAACGTTTTCTTTAAAGGATTTAGAAGTAAGATAGAGGGGTCTCCCTGGTTTGCAGGAAAATTCTCTCCACCAAAGATTGATAGCATTGAATTTGACAAGGCTATTACCGTATACTCTGGTCACTCAGAAAGAGAGTCTGCTGAAGGTCTAAACTTAATGCTCGCAATTCTTGATGAGATTTCTGGATTTGCAATGGAATCTGCAAGTGGAAATGATCATGCTAAAACTGCTGATAATATCTATAAAGCATTTCGTGGATCTGTTGACTCTCGTTTCCCAGACTTTGGAAAAGTAGTTCTTCTCTCATTCCCTCGTTTTAAAGGTGACTTTATTTCTACAAGGTACGAAGATGTTATTGCAGAAAAAGAAACTATTGTAAGATCGCATGAGTTTATCTTAAACCCAGCCCTATCAGAAGATGATCCACAAAATAAGTTCACTGTAGAGTGGGACGAAGACCACATCAACTCATACAAACTTCCTGGAGTGTTTGCACTTAAAAGACCAACCTGGGAAATTAATCCCACAAGAAAAATTGAAGATTTTAAGTTAGCATTTTTTACAGACATGCCAGATGCGTTGATGCGATTTGCTTGTATGCCAACTACCTCTTCTGATGCGTTTTTTAAAAATAGAGAAAAGCTTGGAATGGCTTTCAAGAAGCATAATCCAATTGACGTTTCTAAAAGAGTTGAAGAGTCATTTCAACCAGACCCAGATGTAACTTACTATGTTCATGCTGACCTTGCACAAAAGCATGATAAGTGTGCTGTATCTATTGCTCACATTGATAAGTGGGTAAGTCTACAATCATTTAATGACTATCAACAAATTGTTCCGTTTGTTGTGGTTGATGCAATTGTTTACTGGGAACCTAAAAAAGAAGGTCCAGTAGATTTATCAGAAGTAAAAAATTGGATTATTAATTTAAGAAGGCTTGGCTTTAATCTAGGGCTTGTAACCTTTGACCGTTGGAACTCTTTTGATATTCAAAGAGACCTGAGTAGTGTAGGAATAAAAACAGAAACTTTGTCAGTAGCTAAAAAACATTATGAAGATCTTTCTATGCTTGTTTATGAAGAAAGAATAGTTTTACCTCAAATAGATTTATTACTTGAGGAAATGCAGGAACTTAGAATTATGAATAATAATAGGGTAGATCATCCTAGAAAGAAGTCTAAGGACCTTGCAGATGCCATGTGTGGATCTGTGTATAATGCAATTAGCCATACAAGAAGAGAAAAAATTCAGGAAGTAGAAATTCATACCTATCAATCTCGTCCAAAAGTTGACAAAGATGATAGTAAAATGGTAAAATCTAAACCTGAGATGACAGAAGATATCAAAGAGTATCTTATGAATTTTAATTTAATTTAGTAGAAATGGAAAATAATGAGTAAAAGAGTTCTTTTAACAGGTGCAAGTGGTTTTGTTGGAAGCCATGTGCTTAGACACTTACTAGTAAATACAGACTGGTTTATAGTTTGTCCAACAACATTTACACATAAGGGAATAACGGACAGGATCAATGTTGCATGTGATGATTTTCCAGATGCTTACAAGCGTATTAAGGTAATCAAGACAGACCTAACAGCTCCAATTTCTCCAGTAACTTCCCACGCATTTGGTGAGATTAACTATGTTATAAATGTTGCTAGTGAAAGTCATGTTGACAGAAGTATTGAAGAGCCAACTCCGTTTATTTTAAACAACGTCTCTTTAATTTGCAACCTACTTGATTGGGCAAGAGTTGCAAAACCAGAAAAGTTTTTACATATCTCTACTGATGAAGTTTACGGTCCTGCACCAAAAGGTCATTCTCACAAAGAGTGGGTAGATCAGTATTTCCCAAGCAATCCTTACTCTGCTTCAAAGGCAGCACAAGAAAGCATTGCATTTTCATATTGGAGAACCTATGGAATTCCACTTGCAATT